TTGTGTCCGAAAGATACACGGGATCGCCGACGTTGCCAGCGTTCGTGTCCTGTGCCGTCAGCTCGTATGCGCCGACTACGGTCCCGGCAGCGGCGCTTTCGATTGCGGCAGGAGCAACGAACCACGCCGCACGCGCCGGATTGGTGCCGTCCGCGTCGGCCTTTTTGACTTTGATTTTCCCGCTCGTCGCGTCATAGCCGGACGGATAGACGAGGTCGCCCTTTGCAATGGCCTCGCCAGCAATAACCGCAATTGTTGGGTTGACTTCGCCGCCCGAAAGTGCGCCAGTGAGATCACCCGTCACATTGCCTATTAAATTTGTCTCTATGCCGCTTTCGGTGATCTTTAAAATCGTTGTTCCGGATGTTATTCCAAAAAACTCAAGAAACCCGGATACCCATTTGGACCTTATTTTTGTTACTGACATTATTTATCTCCTTCCATACGCTTTCGCGTTCAGCCCTGGTTAGGCATTAAAGGGGCGGTTTCCCGCCCCATCAATTTAAGCAATCACAGACGGTACGTCATTCGCAACATACCGCATACCGGACAGAATAGCCACGCACGACACATTGAGCGCCGTTGCCGTACCGTCAAGTGACAAAGTAAGGAACGGCTGATCGGCAGTAAGCCCCGCCACCGGAACTTCGACAATCAATACTTTGTTGTCATATGTCGCAGCCGTAAGAGTCAGCGTAGTGGCCGCCGTTTCCGCTGCGTAGTTGTCTGCGCCAGTCGCCGCCTGATCTGCGTCGGCCAGCCGGTAATAGAACGTTTCTGCGGTTGTCTCTGTCCCATCCGCTGCCCCGGATTTTACAGTCAACACAGAATTCCCCGTCACAGAGCCAAACTGCAAAATGTAAGTCACATGCGCGAAATACTTGGTATTAAGCGATTCGCCAGTGAAACCAGTACTGCCGTAATCGGCAGGCTTTGCCACATATACGATTCCTTTTTCTTCTGATAATCTCATGATTTACCTCCTATGCTCTGGCCGCAAGAGTAACAAAGGGCGAAAGCGTTCGGCCAGCCGTACCCTTATATGGGGTAATAGCAGAATTCAGCACGGGTTGTCCATCAACGCGATACGTAATCCTGAATGCCATTTCGTCATACAGGAACATGATATGCATGGACGAAGCCATCTTCATGCCGCCCTTATCGGCAAGCAAGTATTGGCTCATGTCGGCAAGGATAATATCTCCCTTATCGCCCAGCGCCGCGCACTGTTCAATCGGGATAACCGGACGGCCCTTTAATGTTCCCTTTGTCATGTACTCGTTTGCCACCGGGGACAATACGCCGGCAGTACCGATTGCAATGGTCATAGCCTCGAGCTGCGGCTCAAGTTCCTGGTTAATGAGCCATACGGCGTTTGAGCGATGCCGAGCAAGCATTCTGTTCCACATGCTGGATATGTTCTCATGCACTACGGTATCCGCGGCCTGTCCGCTCTCTTTTGCCTGAGATACCAAGCAACCGGCGTTCAAAATACCAAGCGGCTTTCCTGCTCCGTCACCACTGATAAGAGAATCGTCAACCATGAACTTGATTTCTTCGGTGAATGCCTGGGTGAGCACGCTGCCAAGCGCCGTTGAATCTTCCAAGAGCTCATCGGTCGAATAATACAGCGCCATCAGTTTGTTGAGGTTGAGCTCGATTTTACGGAACTTCGGTTTCGCTGCCGTAACAGTTCCGGCTTCCTCGACCCAGTACGCTTGTACGCCGCCCCAGCGCGATCCAGTTGCCCGGCTCTTTTCGTCAACGCCGTTCAGTTTCACGCTGTTCGCATTTGCGCCTATCGGTATCTTTCGGCATCTTGGAATCAGCACACCAGTTTCAAATACTTCTTTGGCAATCGTCCCAGCAAAATCCTGCTGAACGAGAAAACCGCCCTCGGACGGGATGGCCTCATTCGCGCCGGACGCATTCTTGACTTTCAAAAGCCTCTCGTCAACCGCTCCACCCGGCTTGCAGGAATTCATGACAGCAATCGCCTGTTCGCCAAACGATTTGAACGGCCCTGCATCATGCTTGTTCGGCTCCGCATAAACGGGCTTGTTGACGGGGGTCATGTCCTTGACTTCTAAGCCCTTTTCGTCAAACTCCTTGCCCTCGTCCTCAACCTTCTGCAACTCAATCTTGGCCTTTACGGCCTTGATCTGCTCCGTTTTCGCATTGATTTCATCAGCCGTTACACCGTCTTTATCTTTCAGCGCTTGCGCTTCGGACGTAAGGGTGGAAAGCTGTGCCTCCAACGCTTTTAGTTCTTTTGACTTGTTCATATTGGACCTCCTTTTTGATATAAAAAAGACCCGAAGCGCACGCCCCAAGTCATTTTTTTATAATAACAACCGCCCTAAGAGCTGTTATATGGTTAGTTCCAACTCCATTCTGGCGATTGCTAATTGCCTTTCACCCTTTGGCGGTTCTTTGGACTTTTGTATCGCCACCATACGCTTTATTGCCTCTGTGGTACTGTTCATTATCGCATGACGGCTAAACGCCATTTCCACATCCTTGGCATTATCAGAATAAAGCATTTCGTCAGCAAAACCTTCCTCAATAGCCGTTTTTGAAGACATATACTTTTCTTCATCCATCATGGCAGATATATCCTCACGAGATCGGTTTGTCTTGATTTCATAAGCGTTCATGATGGATTCTTTGACTTCATCCAGAATATCAGCTACCTTTCGTAGATCGCTTGCATATCCATAAACCTCAGTCAAAGGATTGTGAATCATCATCATGCCGGCAGGGGACATGTATATTTTTTCACCGGCCATTGCGATAACAGAAGCAGCAGACATGGCCTTGCCATCTATTTTTACGGTGACGCTGCCCTTATGCTCCATAAGTGCGTTGTATATTCCGGCTGCGGCAAAGACGTTCCCTCCGTAAGAATCAATCCATACGGTTATGTTTTTGCCTTCATATTTTTTTAGTTCATCGCGGAAAGCATTTGGGGAAGTCGTTGAAATCCCAAACCACTCATAAATCCATGCATCATCATCATCAACTATCTCTCCGTTAATCCTAAGCTCGGTGCTTTCCGGCTCCGTTTCGGTTGCTGCTTTATTGACAAATTTCCACATTATGCAGTTCTCCTTCCATCGATCAAGTTATAAATATCTTCGACCAATTTATTGTAGGCCGTGGCTTGATCCTGTTCTTTCCCTGCCTCGATATAGTTCAGAGGCTGCAGGTAGATATCTCCGTTCGCAAGCGGTGGCAAGTTTTCCAGCTTGCGAATATCATTGACGGACAGCCATCCCCATTGCCGCCCAATCGCGTATGCCTCGGCTCGGCTCTTTGCGTCGCCCCTCAAAAGACCATCAATTTTAAATTCGATGTATAGACCTTTTTTGCGCTGTTCGGGTGTCAGGAGCTGCATGTTAATGTTATCTTCAAACCGTTTAAAAATCGGCAGCATCGTATACATCACAAACTCAAGGGAAAGATGCTCGATGTTATTAAACGTTGACCTATCCAGTTTGTTTACGAGATGTTGCGGCACTCTGTATATCCGACAGATATCCTCAATCGAAAAATACTTGCTTTCAATGAGCTGTGCGTCTATCGGGTTTATAGCTATCTGATTCCACTTACCGCCGCCCTCCAAAATTAAAGGCGTTCCAGTATTGGCAAGCCCTTGGTGGTTTTTCTTTAAATCCTTTTTCAACCTGTCAAATGCTTTATCGCTTAATTCGTTCTGCATTTCTATCGCGCCGCTTGGGTTCATTGCGTTTTTGTAAAAATGTACCCCAAACGATTCATAAGAAAGCCCGAGGGCTATGGACTGTGCCGCATAACTAATAGGTGAAAGCCCGAACACCCCATCAAAAGAGAGGTTGGGAACGTGCAATACCTGGTCACGCCTTAAAGTTTTTTGTGCGCCGGGGTTGCCGTCGTTTATTATATATATCAGCTTTTTTGTGGTTGGGTCGCGGTCAATCTTGACGTTGTTATAAGGATATAGCCCGACCAGTTCACCGCTCTTGTTTACCTGTCTTTCGCATACCGTATTCCCGCTCATATCAAAAGACAGGTAA